ACGCGCCATATGCTTGTCAAAGCCGATTTTTAATAAATATATCTTGTATTGCGTTTGTACGTTTACAAACCAGTTGTAAACGTCCTTATAATCAACGTGGTTTTCCCCGGACAAGGTTAAAACCCCCTGCTGTAAATAAATATCATACGGGGTGTTGTCGTCCTCAATAGCAACCTCATAACGCTTGGCGGGCATGAAGAACTGACAAAAAGCGTATAAAATGCCCTCGCGCTCGATTACAACACTTGCCGCCGTCAAGTCTACCGATTGCGATAAATCCACACCGCCAACCGCGTAAGTATTGCGGAAGTCATCAAGGGTAAACAGTTTAACTGCGCCCTCTAATAATCGGTTGTCTATCCATGCCTCCGTTGCGCTCTGCTTCACGTTGCAATATTTCATAAGAAACTCGCGCCGCTTGCTTAGATTGTCATAAGCTATTGCAATTTCTTCATCATAAAAAGACTCCGGAACGCTCACCCCTATGTTTGGATTAGCTTTCTTTATTTCGCTTATGTCGTGCCATTTTTCCGGGTCGTCCATGCGATACAAAAAAGGCAATAGGCGGCGTTCCCGGCTGTCACGATTCAAGAACCGGGTTGAGCGCGTTATAAGGTCGTCATATATTCCTTCGTTCTCATGCCCCGCCGTGCTTATAGATACCATTAGCGGCTGTTTCCTTGAACCGAAGCCGGAGCGCATTGTGTTGTAAAGCATTAAGCCCCGGTTGCCCGCCCATGCGTGTACTTCATCATTAACGGCAAGGGTTACGTTAAAACCGTCTGACGTTTTGGGCGCAAAAACAAGCGGCTTTATTAGCGTGTTGGTTTCTTTAATGTAATAGTCGCGCCGTCCCCGCTTCACCCGCTTTTCTAGTAGTGGCTCCTTTTCGATTATCTGACTAACCGCGCTCCAAACATGGTCTGTCTGGTCAAGCTTGGTTGCAAGAAAATAAATTTCGCCGCCGTGTTCACCGTCAAGGAATGCAATGTATGTTGCTATTGCGCCCATTAAAAGTGACTTGCCATTTTTGCGGGCAACAACAATAAAAATCTCCCTGTAAAAACGGTAGCCGTCTTTGTCCACAAGCCCAAACATTGCCGCCACTAATGCGCGTTGCCACGTTTCCAGCTTTAGCAGGTCTTTTCTGCCTTTGCTGTGACGGCAACGGCTTTCTATGAACGTGACCGCCTTGTATGCCTTTTTCGCGTCATAGGAGTAGTCCCCGCGTTGCAAGTCCTCAATGATAATTTCATAAACCTTGTGGATTTCGTTGCCCGCTACAACCGCACCGCTTTTTAACTGCTCATAGTAGTCAAGGATATAGTTTGGGTATCTCATGCCCGCTATAGTTCGCGCAATTCGTCAAGCGCGTCCCGCTCCTGTGGCGCGGGCGGTACAAGGTCGGTAAGCTGTCGCATAATCGCGGTGTAGTGTTTTGTCATTTCGTTTATGGCGCGGCGGGCTTCGCTTGCCTTGTACCCTTTCTGCCCGCCGCCGTTGTCGTATTCCTCGTAATAGCCGCGCTCGTTGTAGTCCTCCCAAATGTCATCAAGCGCAACCGTGAAGCGGGCGGCGTTGCGGATAAGGCTGTCAATGGTCTGTAGCATATTTTTGTCCGTGGTCTTAAACAATCTTTTCAAGCGGCGCATTTCCTTTAATATCCGTTTATCTTGCGTTAACTTCGCTGTGGTCTGCACAAGTCCACCCACCTCCCAATAAATCCCTCCCAAATAATGCCAAATTTTACATGGTTGAAATTTCGCCTCCCGGTTGTCGTATACCACCCCCCCCTGTGGGTGCTTTCCGGGTTGCGTGAAGGTCGCGGCTCGGTGGAGAAACTCCCATTTTCGGCTCAAAACATGGGGGGGATAGGTTTACACCGGGATAACGCGCCCCTGCTCGTCAAACACATACCTCGGCGGCGTTTTGCCGCTGTGGTGTTCCCTGTTGTGGCAATCTTGGCATAAGGCTTCAAGGTTGCCCCATGCTAGGGTAATAGCCGGGTTGCTGATGTTTCGCTTCGTTATATATTTCTTGTGATGTGCGATTTTTGCCGGAGTTGGATTGCCGTCCGTACTGCACCGCTCACACAAGTATTTTTTGCTCTGTAAGAACGCTTCGCGGCATTTTTTCCACGCTTCACTCCCGTAAAACTGCTCCGCGTATGCTTTCACCTGCTCCAACCCCCTAACGCAAAAAACACGGCAAAATAGCCGCGTTTCTACAATAAAAGGGCGCAAATGCGCCCCCAAAAGCCTAATTTTTGACTATGGGTATTATATAACGGGCTGTGTGCGGGCGTAAAGTGCATGTTTTGTGCAAGCGTAAAGTGCATGGGGCTTATCACCTGTTTACCCGCTCCAAACCGCCTAAAAGCCTTAAAAATAGCCCCTTGCACAAGTAAAGGGCAAGGGGCAAAGGGGAAGGGGCATATGGGGCATGGAGTATCAAATAAGGGGGTATATAGGGGCTGTTTTTATAGGGCTTCCGCTCCGTATAGCCATACAGACAACCGCCGGACAAGCCTCCCTCGGTTGCGGCGTACTGTTGACGGGTCACAATGCACAGCGGCGGCAATGTTCCCGTCCTCTTTGCCATCAAAAAACCGCATTGTTACAACCTCGTAGTAAGCGTCCGCTTCTATGGTCTGCAATGCCTTTGTTATTATGTCGGCTTCGTGTTGGTCGGCGGCTATTTTAGAGCGTAAATCTTGAATAATCGCTTCCTGAATCTCATCTGACGAAAGCCGAACCCCGGAGCGGCTAAACCTCGCAATGCTGTTACTGCGCTCCGGTATGCCGTGGGCTGTATATTCGTCTATTGTTTCAAGGTTGTCCGCTATTTTAGCAAGCAATACAGGGTACGCATAAAGCCGCTTTTCTGTCATTTTATAAGCGTCCCCCGCTATTTTTTGCCCTTGCAACCGCCCCGCTTGAATCCCGGCGTTTACCGCTTCTTTTATCACGGCTTGTAAGTCCATGCCTTTTTTGCCCTTTGGCATAAAATCCCCTCCGTTAATCTTCTATTTCGTCAAACGCCGCTTCTATTGCGTCTGTTATCACGCTGTAAAACTTATCAAGGCTCGGCTTGCCATCTGCCAATTGCGCCAAACAAACCTCTGTCACTACTTTGGCGAGGACAATGTAATCAATGTCGGTTACACCCTCACCCGCCGCAATATCCCCGCCATGCTCATTTTCTGCATTTACCGCCGCAATAATGGCAAGGTCGCCGGAAAAGCCTGTTATTTGCCCGTCATGGTGGATAAGTTGGACGCGGGCAAGCTCCCCCGCTTCATCTTCCGGCGGCTCGGAGGCGGCTATATTTTCACCCCTTGCGGCTATAGCGTCATATTGTGCCTGTGTTGGGGCTTTTTCCGCGTCACGCCGCTTTTGTTCCCCAATGTAGTTTTGGGTGGCGGCTTCGTCCTCTTCCTCATTTGTGGCTTCGCTGGTTTCCGGCGGCTTATGCTTGCTTTTACTTAACAGCCCGCTTTCCTTATACTCTACATACCCCGCCGCCTGCTCATCCGGTGTTGCCGTTGAAATATCATAGGCGGCACTTATACCCACGTTGCCCGCTTCAAATTCCGCTTTCCATTCCGGGGATAAGTGCTTATCAATGCTTTCCATGCGCCCAACTTGCGCGGGTGATACTTTCAAAATATCGGCTACAATTTCACGCATGCGCCCTTTGAATTTATGCCCTTCGGCTTTCATGCGCTCCAAGCAAACACGAACCCGCGCCGCTTGTGTCATTTTTTCATAATCGTTGTAAATCCGCGCTTGCGAGTTGGCAAAAATTAGCCGCAACTCATTAGCTGCTTCGCTTTCTACCGCTTCAATTTTGCAAGGCACGATTTCCCACCCCAACAATTTAAGGGCAAGCCAACGCCGCTCCCCGCTTACAATTTCATGCTTGCCGCTTGTGTCCGGCGGTCTTACTACTAAATTATGCAGAAGCCCCATTTCCTCAATACTTGCCGCTAATTCTTCAATATCCCGCATACCATAAAAATTAGAACTTGACGGGGTAATGCTGTTTATAGGTATATCATGTAATACAAAGCCGGAAGCCGCCGCGTTGCCCGCTTCAAGCGGCGCGGTTATAGTTTCCGCTTTTGAATGATTGTTATAAAGGTCTTTCATGCTGAATTTACCCGGCATTTTGCCCGCTCCTTTCGTTTGTGCTAGTTTCGGTCACATCTGCTTTTTCGTCTTGGCGAAAAGAGCATCCCGCAAGATACTCCGCAACAAGTGCTTCATAGTCTTTTGCCGCCGTGCATTTGGGCGCGTAATCTATAAGCGGTTGCCCTGTAAACGTGGTTTCGTCAACTTTTACCGTTTTGCGGATAACCGTCTTAAACATGGGAAGCCCCGTCCGCTCATTCAACACTTCCGCGCCTTGTGTATTTACGTTATTGCGGGTGTACATAGTGATGAACCCGCCCGCAACCCTCACGTTGGGGTTAAAATCCCGTGTTTCCTCTATTTGCTCTAAGAGTTGCTCCACCCCATCAAGTGCAAAGCTGTCAATTTTTATGGGTATCAATATATCATCTGCGGCAACAATGGCATTTATAACCCCCATATTAAGGTCTGGAGCGCAATCTATAACCGCATAGTCATAATGATACCCGCCGTCCTTCATTGCCTTTATAGCCCGCTTCAAGCGCGTTTGTTGGGCGCGTGATACGTCTAATAGTATTTCTTTTTCTGCCCGTAACAAGTTCATATTTGCGGGCAAAAGGTCAAGCCACGGCTCGGATGCGCTGTTAAGAGAACGCAACGCGTCCCGGAGCGTGTTTGGGTCTTTTTCCGTCAAAACCTCCGCTATTGTTGGTCGGCTGTAATCGTGGCATTTGAAAAACTTGCTTGTGTTGCCCTGTTTATCGTTATCAATAAGCAAAACCCGCTTATTGTGCCGCTTATTGAGTATATAGGCGATATTCACCGCGCTTGCGGTTTTCCCTGTCTTATGCGAAGCTTCACATAAGGTCGGTAATGTAAAGCGATTCATTATGAAAAGTCCTCCCTCGTAAATGTGATAGAATCAAGGAAAACCGAGGGAAAGAC